ACTTAGCCCCTTTGCGTAACTTTCGCCGACTGTTTTCAAAAACAAACCGTATATCTAATTTAGGATGTTGTTTTTTAATTGCAAGATGTTTTCGTCTATCAGCCGCAGTAAACATACCTTTTGTTTCTATTATGATCCCGTTATTAAGCACGAAGTCGGGGGTATAGGTTCTGTACGCAAGGTCTTCCCATTCAATTTTAATAGACTCATATTCATAAATTATTTTGAGTCGATCAAGATACTCAGAAACCTTATGTTCCAAACCGCTACGAAACCCTAACTTTCGTGCCACTATAAACTGCTTTGCGTTAGGCAATTACCTATATCCTTCTGCCAATTCAACATAAGAAACAATCTTTGGTTCTTTTGCTTGTGACTTAACAGCAGGTTTTTCAACCAGGCTAGGCCAGCATTCTTTTCTAAAATCACAAAATGAACACTGTTTTGACAGCACTTTGTTGCCTGTAGGTTTACCACGAAATGTTTCAGGCTCTGCGTCAAAACATCTTTCAAATTTGTTAGCAGTAACAACTTTGACTGTATCACTTAATTTAGATACTTCATTATCAATATCAAGACCTGCAGCTGGAACGTATTTAAATTGTCCGTTAGCTTTATTGACTACCCACCAGCCACCTGCTTTTAAACCTGTAGCTTTTGCATAACCTGCAAGCTGTCCTACATACCCAAAAGCATCTCCCTGTTTAAGAGATTCGTATGACTGAAACTTATTTCTATAAGACCAATCAGAGGCTGATTTAATATCGTCAACAGCGCCATCCATTGTAAGATCGTAGGTTCCAGTAATAGTATTGTCGTCAATATCCAATGATACACTATCCGAATCTCCATAATCTACTCCAGCTTCTGTCAGCAACCCCTTGAAGACAGCTTCAACAATGTCTCCAAGCATCATGTTCATTACAAATGTATTAGGGCGAGGCAGGGCTGTCTCAGGTTTGTTCTTTTCAAACCACAGTTGGCAAGTTGGTTTACCAATGTTTGACATGCGAAGACGAAATTTTCGCTTACCTGAATCGCCAAACTGACGAAGCACAGCTTCACGAACATCGTCTGCAATTTGTTGGGCAGTCTTTTCAGACATAGTTGCCTTACCATTTGCAGCATTGTCTAGGTATTTGTGCAACGCCAGTTCAGATGGATGATTCATATTATACGTCCTCTTCGATTTCGATATCAACAAATGATTCAACAGTTGAGATATCTTCTGGGTCAACTGTTTCTTGATGCTTTTTATCCCACTCACCAAGAACCCATTGATTGTAGTTTTCCACCCAACCCATGAAACTTTTGAAAGTATCTTGATCTTTATCGGTAATTTCATGTGATGCTTTTACATCTACTTCACATGTTGGTACATGATAAGAAACACCAGTAGGCAACTGTCTTTCTTCTGTAACCATAGAAATGTTATGCTGTACAGGAAGACGGCGAAGTTCATTAAACTTGGACATTGCTTGGCCTAAGTTTTTGAATGCTTCTTTTCCATCAATCTCCCAAATAAATGGGACATCTTTAATTTCATGTTCTGCACCTGTGTTGTCAATAGCATTTTCTAGAGTTACTTCACCAAAAAGAACACGAACTCTACGAGTTGCACGAATCAAATCTTTGACATTTTCAGGCAAAGAATTAAAATCTTCAATGTATCCAGCAGGTTTACCACAATTAAAACCACCTGCAGTATCTTTTAGATCAATGTCCAGACTGTTTGCCATTACAGTTTTAATGTAGTTATTAACCGAACTGTCATAACGCTGATACATGAAGCGCTGAATAAATGGTCTAATCACTGCACGATCTGCATAGAATATACCCGTTTCAGTTTTTTGCAAACTGTATGTACCAGCTGCAACAATTTCCATGTTTACCTTCTTGCCATTAACTTCTGCCTGACCCTTGATGGGCTTCTTATTAATACGCAATCGGGCCAACGTGCTTTTAGATTTATTATCTCCAGTATCATATGCCAGTCCCATCATCTGAGACATCATAGCATAGTTATTGGAATCAATTACTGCGAGTTCACTCATTTATTTACTCCTTTCAAAAATAAGAACCGTAGTTGTATCACACTACATCTTTAGTGTCAAGCCAATTTTTACCGATTTTTGCTTCTAATTCTAGTGGAACATTGAACACTATACCCCAACGCAACGTTATTAATCCAGGCAAATCATGATTAGTTTTTTTAACTATATTAATAACTTGCGTTTCTTCATCAGGATGCACATCCACAACGATACTGTCATGTACTGTATTGACTACACAAGATTTCATTCCATGCAAAAGTTTTTCTATGTGCAACAGGGCAATCGGAACAATGTCTGCTGTCGCAAAGGATTGTACACCATAGTTCTTAATCTGCGTGAAATGCGTAATCCTGCCACTCTCTAACCGTTCTACTTTATCAAACTTAAACTGACGACCAGATGGTGTGGTAATCATCTCAGTTGCTAAAGCCTCTTTAGCCAGTCGGGAATGCCAATCTGCGATTCCTTGGTACTTCTCTGTGAAGTGTTCGTAATACGCTGCTTCTGCTTTTGTTCTTCCAAAGCCCGTTGCTCCATAGAGTGGCGCAAACGTATGTGCCTTCGCTTCTTGGCGACTCGTAGGTTGACCAGCATTAGTAATAACTTCAGAGGTATATGAGTGTACATCAAATCCAGTAGATACTTCTTCAATCGCTACTCCATCTTGTGAAAGAAAGGCTGCAGCACGAAACTCCAACTGGGCAAAGTCTGCTTCCAGCACCTTACCATTAGGCCATCGTGATACAAATACTTTTTTAACGGGGAACGTACCACCTCGTGGCATGTTCTGCATATTAGGATCAGCACCAGACAATCTACCTGTCGCTGTCCTGTGTTGCAAAAGTCTGACATGCAACTTGCCATCTTGTTTAGTGTATGTACGAATGCCTTCAACAAACGATGACAGATATGTGTCAACGGCTGATAGCCTACGCACTTTGGCTAAGAAAGATACAGCATCATCCATACCCTTATCTTTTGCTACCTTTTCCAGTAGTTCTAAGTTTGTTTTGCTTGTGCTAAATCCATTGGCGCTTGCCCACTTTGCATTGGGTGGGCTGAACCGAAGACCGGCAACATCTTTAGTTTGATTAAAAAGAAAACCTGTAGCGCTACATGTAACACACTTATTTGTTCTTGCAAAAGGTGTTCCATCTTTCTTTATCTTACGAATAGAACCAGTGCCATTGCAATCTTTGCATTGCTCTGCTTTTGTTTTGTACAAAGTCTGTGTTTCTCTTCGGATCAAATCTTTGAAAGGTGTTTCTTTCATGTAGGGATGAATAGAATTTGACCAAACATTCTTGTCCTTAACCTTTCGGCTGTATATGACCCAAGACAATTGTTCTGGGCTATTAAGATTTATTGGTGTGTCACCCATAAGTTTGCTAACATGATCTTGTAAAGCGTCAACAAGTTCATTTCTTTCTGCTTCAAACTCTTCGCGCACCTCATCTAGTTTACTTAGGTCTACTTTGAAACCACGCTGATAAATGCGTGATAGACAAACGGCAACTTCATTAGTCAAAACGACAGTTGACATCAACCCAGAGTCAGGAACTGTATTCAGTCTAGCGTAAATCTTTTGTGCAAGTTGTTGTGTAGCATGAAGGTCAGCACAAAGATAATCAATGAGTTCATCATGTGGAATATCTCGTGTGCTGTATCCATGCTTAAAGTATTGCTTCAGTGTTTCTTGCTTCTGTGTCTCCAGTTGATAGCGTTCAGCACAAGCCTCAAGAGATAGTGGTTCTTTCTGTCCACGCTGTAGCACATACTCTGCAAGCATTGTGTCAAACACAGCACCATCATACTTGAACCCGGATTCCCACAACCAGAGCAAATCATGTGCTGCATTGTGCATGATGAGAACAGTTGTTTGATCTAGCATTTCTTGAACAATCTCATGCCCACGATAACTAGGCTCACATTCACTGTGATCAAACGTCACAATGGTTTCCTTACCATGATCATCCAGCATACCAACCATAACAAGTGAGTTGTCAGGTTCAAAAGGATCAAGGTGCATCTTGCCATCACGATGAGTCACTGTGTTTTCTACATCTAATACTAACTTCATGCTTCGTACCTTCCTATAATATAGTTTAGTTCACAGTGTATTCTTCCATGCCACCCTGTAAGTTTGTTCTTCACAATACATAGATGACGTTGATTATCTTCCTCATCCTGCCCTTCTACTTGTGGGTTCTTAGCAATGAGGATCATTAAGTCTGCTTCGGCAGCCTTACCAGTTCGTGATCCTTCCATCATACTCTGGTTCAAGACTGTCTTACCTTCTGCTTCAGCACTCAGCTGCGACATATAAAATACAGCACAGCCATACTGCTTTGCAATCATCCTAGCGTAGACAGCATTAGCTTTTAGTGCCTCATCAGGACGCGAGTAGCCAGACATTGTAGCAAATTTATCGCCCATGTCAAGAATTATTACGTCTGGTTTGTACGATTTACAAATGCTTTCGACCCAAGACATGTCTCTACCTGTTGAATCCTTGATCTTAATCTTGTCAAAAACAGGTTGATACAAATCTCGTGCTTTTGCTGGATTGTTTTTGATCTCCCACATTGTCATACCCGTTGCCGCAGTAAGGTATCTTGCTGCAACCCTGTGATAACTTTCTTCGTTACAAAGAACAATACAGTTAGCACCCTGTTGTGCAAAACCACCTGGACCAGCAACGATGCTGGCATGGAATGAAGTCTTACCTGTGTTGGGACGTGCGCCTATTTCAATAAGATGACCATCGTTTACACCTTCAATCTTACGGAGCAATGTTGGAATGTTGAATGTCCATCGTGCCTCAAGATCATTTTTCTGAATGATTGTATCAATGCTGATGTCGTCCCACTCTACTTGAAGCCGTGGTGTGAAGTCATCGCCGTATCTTTCCAATAGATGCTGCAAAGGCTCTAGGCTGGCTTTGTCACCATTTACATAGTCAAACCCTAGTTCGGCAATCTCTGCCCCCACAACCTGCTGAAACAGACGTGAAAGCACCTCACCTGCCACATCATTGCCTAATGGGTCTGCTTTTTTTATTGAATGAAACAAACCATCGTATGATTGCTTTTGGGCTGGGGTGATTGAAGGATTACTGGAGATAAACAATGCTTGTACTTCGTCAGGTGTGACCGTCCTGTTATAACGATCCATTGCTGTATCTACTGCCTTCTTGATCTTACGAATATCAGAGCTGAATAGTTTATCAGGACACCTTGCACCTCTGTGGTCTTCATAAAATTCTTTGTTCATCAAAGAACGAATCAATGCTAATTCCATTACGTTGCTCCTAATTGTTGTAACTTTTGTATGTCTGTCGGGTTGCGATACTTTAGGTCTTCTTCAAGGCGCAACACTTTTATGTCTGGTACGTGACCACGCAATTGCTTTGCAATTGATATGGTTTTTGGTAATGCGTCAGGGTCTAATGCAACGATAGTCGATGAGAACTGTGTGAGGTATCGCTTATGACTTTCAAGCAAACTTGTGCCAAGCAGTGCGACCCCGACAAATTTCTCACCACCAACAACGGCTGCACTCACACAATCCTCAACGACCACGGCGACATTCCCTTGTCCACAGGTATAGGGCAGACTAGATGACCCATACCGTTTCCATTTAGGAAGTCGCTTTGTCAACGCCCGACCAGTAGCGTCAACAATCTTGTTGTTATGCACGATGGGAAACACAACTCGTTTTTCTTTGGCATCATACATAAGTTTAAGTTTTGTATAATCAAGACCCCAATCACATGACCAAGACACAAGATCATCACGATCTCTTGCTGGCACAATAAAATCTGGAAGAACGAAGTCTTGCTGCACTATATCTTTTCTTATCTGCATATTCTTGATATCATCAGGCGACATACCAACACGCTTACTACCACTTACAGAACAAGAAACTTTATAACAATTCCATATAAGATTGCCATTCACGTTGGATATGGTAAAAGTTTTATATCCTTTACATGTAGGACAATTAATACGTTTTGATTCACCTACATATAATGTAATATCATTTATTATATTATATATATTATTATACATTATATATATCCTCTTCTTGTTCGGCATCTAATGTGCTTATATCATGCCTATTTCTTTTTGTCAATGCATAATTTGCAGCATCAAATGTATTTTTTATGTATGGCTTTACTGACTGTGGGTTAGCATGTCCTGTAACCGACATAATTTGTCCGATACCGACACCTGCTTGCACCATCTCAGTCGTTCCAGTGCGCCGCAAGTCTGACAGTCGTAAGTTATCAGGCAGTCCAGCCCTCTTGATAAGTGCGCGACCATGCTTAGACATTTTAAAAATAGTATATGGTTCATACTTTCCTTGTATTGGATTGGGGCGAGGTGCTACATATTCCTGAAATCCAAAATCATTGTGTTGCTGCTGAAGCATCTCCAATAAATTATCGCTTATTGGAAGATAAACTTCTGCCCTGCGCTTTGACTGCAAGATATGTACTCGCTTGTTATCAAAGTCTATGTGATCCCATTTAAGTAGACGCATATCACCAATGCGCTGACACCATTCGTATGCCATTTGTGCAATTAATCCTAAGTTCCTGGTATTGAAGTCACTGTATGCCTCATCAAGTAACTGTTGAATAGCTTCCTTAGACCACAAGGTTGTTCTACTTTTTGTTGAACGCCTACGAATAGGATTAAATGGATTATTATCCACATATTCCATTCGCAATCCATGGTTGTAAACTACTCTTGCGATAGCCATAAGTTTATTCGCAAAATGTAGACCTCTATGACACCATTCATCGTAGGCAATCTTACACATCTTACTTGT